CCCTTATCGCCTTTATCGCCCTTGTCACCTTTCACCTTCGTCCACGTATAAGCAGAAAACGTATTACTGTCTGCCGCCGTGAAGTCGGTGTATTGTCCGATGTACGCGCCCGGAGTCTCACCATTGTTAGCGGTGAACGTCGTACCGTTATCCGAGTATTTGATATGCAGGTAGGTAGTCTTACCGTCCGCTCCGGTCGGTCCTTTGATACCTTGATCTCCTTTGGGTCCCTGCGATCCTTTCAACTGCACCCACTTGTATGAGGCGTACCCGGTTGGAGCGGTTGCGCTAGTTGTCACCGCAGTACCGATATAAGTATTAGGCGTATCGCTCATCGGATTACCGTTCGAGTTGGCGGAGTACTTCACATGGAAGAACTGAGATGTGCCGGGAATACCTTGCGATCCGGTCGGTCCTGTTTCACCTTTAGGACCTGTCGCACCTGTTGCTCCCTTATCGCCTTTATCGCCCTTGTCACCTTTCACCTTCGTCCACGTATAAGCAGAAAACGTATTACTGTCTGCCGCCGTGAAGTCGGTGTATTGTCCGATGTACGCGCCCGGAGTCTCACCATTGTTAGCGGTGAACGTCGTACCGTTATCCGAGTATTTGATATGCAGGTAGGTAGTCTTACCGTCCGCTCCGGTCGGTCCTTTGATACCTTGATCTCCTTTGGGTCCCTGCGATCCTTTCAACTGCACCCACTTGTATGAGGTGTACCCGGTTGGAGCGGTTGAGCTAGTTGTCACCGCAGTACCGATATAAGTATTAGGAGTATCAGACATCGGATTACCGTTCGAGTTGGCAGAGTACTTCACATGGAAGAATTGGGATGTACCGGGAATGCCTTGCGATCCGGTAGGACCTGTTTCACCTTTAGGACCTGTCGCACCTGTTGCACCCTTATCGCCCTTATCCCCTTTATCACCTTTGTCGCCCTTAGAAACGTGCTTAAGCCAATCTGTGGCGGTTTCACTTGGTTCTTGATTGGTTTTATCTTCAATACATATATATGTACTCCCGTTATGTGTAACTTCGTCATAATAGAAATATGTTCCAGATTTCCATTCCCCTTTGAATGCCGTTACGGGCACTTCTGTAACCCCATCTTGCGAAAGTTGTTTGATGGTTCCAGACATATAGATATTGCGTAAATACGCACTGTGTCCGGTCATATCAAGACCGAATAGCTTTAAGTTAGACAAGTCGCCTAGCTGCATAGCAATCATACCTACCTTTATTTCCCAATCGCTCACGCCTACAAGATAACGGGAATAGCTTTGAGTTGAATAGCTAGACCTTTGACGATCCGCATTCGTGAAGTTACCATACGCAACGAAGTGCATTAGCTTAGCAGGATGACGAGAAGCGCCACTTCTAAGCACGTATTTAAAGGTCGAATTACTCAGTTTTTCGGTAATACGAAAATAGGCGGTCTGGAATCCTGTTTGGTTGTTAAATATGCCTTTACAAATATCATCCACTGCCAAGCTAGCCAACTCGCCCGGTTCCAGTTTAAGTGTAATGGTTTGACTTAACGTATTTACTGATTCTATTATACCGCCGCCCGGTGCGTTCCATTCTTCCCCGGCTATAACAGACACACGGTTATATCTCAGTTCGTCAGCCTCTAAAAATTCATTAACACGAAGCGATTTAAACTCCGCATCACCGGAAGCCTTGATAATCCATCCTAGCAACTTTGATACGTAGTTAGTAGAAGAAATGTCGCCGGAAAATTTAGCGATAGCCGCCGATAAAACGCCTATTACATCTATCCCGCCTTTAAAGTGAATAAGCTTTTCTGCTGTATCCTCTACGATCTTACTTAAATATTTTCCGTCTGCTACTTCTTCCGTAGAAATTTTGTGCAGTTTAAAATGTTCCCTGCCATCTTCTTTAGAAATAGTTTCATCCTCTACCAATACATATATACTCTGTTCGCCCTCTATAGATATTACTTGACCGGAATAAGGCAAATATGCCTCTGTGTCCGTATTGCGTGCGTAAGCAGTTGCGTCCTCTATGGTAGTCCACGTTTCCGTTGAATCAATAGGAAAAGAATTTGTGCGTCTGTACTGGTGCGGGAAAGAACTTCCGTTTATTTTTACCATATCAAATTGTTTTAAAAGTAAATGAATCCGGGTCGTTCAATCCCTGCGTCTGAATAACCCACATTTTATAATCTATCGCTTCGCTCCTATTAGCTCCTTCTACAGAAATAGAAATCGGACCTTTACATACTTTCTCGTTCTCTATAAAATTTCCGTATGATGATGCTATAGTGATCTCTTTAATAGTATTTACGGGTACACATATAACTACTATCTTCCATTGCCCGGCAGAGAATTTGAACGTACCGGACCCGCCGTACAAGCCGTTACTAGCAAGCGAGCGCACATCGTCGGATGTTTTAGGAATAGAGCTGCATACACCCGCAAACCATTTACGGAGTACATTAACACTAATCTTATTATTCAAAGTTATTTCGTCCAAATCATCACTCGCGGCAAAAACAGCCGTAGCGGTGTAGGTTTCTCCCTTCGTATAATTCCCTGTAAGACGACGTATCGCTGTTTGTGCAGCATTGACTTCCGAAGAGAACTCTAGTACATTCTCTTCGTTGTCATCATAATACGATTTAATCATAGCGCCGTTATCGTTGCGTGTTGCCGTATAAGTAAGTACGCCCTTTGCCGATCCGTATTCTACATCGTTTGCTGTCGATAGCTTACCTACAAGTGTAGCAGGAACAGGTTTATATAGCATTTTGCGAAATATTTGCTCATACCCCGTACCCTGCTTAAAGATAGCGCCCGGTGATATGTGCCCGGTCTGAGGCGCATTGACACGAATTTCTTTTGTTAATCCCGTATCGGAAACAGGACCGGAACTAGAAGAAGATTGAGAGCCACCGCCGGAATTAAAGATAGTAGTCCCGACGGGATAGTTCTTTGATCGTGGCAATGCAGGGATAGCCTTATTCTTTATTTGTATAGCCATTAGTTTGTATCATTTTACAGGTGAACTGTTCTGCCGCAAAGTCTATTTCACCACCTGTAACGATGAAGTTTTTCCCATTCATATAATTGTCTGAAATCACAGATATAGGTGTAATAGATTCGCTATTCTTTAATACCTGTGTTAGCTTTATTTTGGTAGCTCCGTATTGGTTAATTATCCTTCTTATTAGTTGTTCTTCTGGACGTACTAAAGCGTTTTCGATAGATGAATAAAGATTATCCCTTAAATAGTCACTCCCTAACATTACCTTACTGTAACACGCTCCGTCATTATTGTAACTTGATATTTTAAATTCTATTTCATCAAGAGGATTAATATAGCTTTCATTCACTACATTCTCATAAATCCGATCCGAATTATTCTCTTCGATGTTATTATTATCTATGACCTTCTTTTTAAAATCTATTTTTATATCTTTTAAGAAAAAGCCATATCCGGACACTCCTTCCGGGAGCCATACCTTTTTTAAAATTTCAAATTCTAATTGTCCGAACAGATTAATATTGTTCGGAATCTCGATCACGTATCCGGTCAAACCTTCGTAAGGCATACTTAGAGTTTTAGTATTTTCGTTTTTTACCCATTCATCCGGCTTCTTTAATTTAAAGTCCAAATCAAAAGTCAAATCTAGTCCCGTCGGTTTTGTAGTGGATTTAACCCAACCATTATTAGTGTAGTAGTAGTCACCTACAATTAATCTACATGCTATCTCCGTGCCAAAGACACCACCAGAATTATATTTCTCATACGATGTCATATTACTAGCATTCAATGGATGACTATATGACATACTGATACCGAAAGCTCCATCGAAGTACTTAATTGGCTTATTATCTTTAAATTTCAATAAAGGCGATCCGGTTCCTAATTGTTTGGGAACCGTTATCATTGGTGGCTTCCAATCTGGATCCTCTTGTTCGTCACCTGTGGGCGGAACAGTGCTCGGATACGTGTAGTTGTAATCCGATACTAATTTAAATTGATAAAGATATTCCCAATTATAATCAGAGATATTTGGTTTGCCGTCATTCACTTCGTACTCGCACCTCTTAGCACAATAACCGCCTAGAAAATATCGTGTAGGTTCGTCTATGTACACATTGGTTACGCTCTCGTCTACTAAATTACAATAAGGCTTATTATCATTGAGATTCTCATAGCGTGGGAGTTTAAACACCTTGCTCTTTAGATACTGCCTTGTTTCATAATACTGTTTATAATTATAGGTTTTCCTTTCAGCAAACGTACTCAACTTCTTAAATTCTTCCTCCGATATAATATCATTGTAACAATAATTACTACACTTTATTGTCGCTTTGTTATAACCGGGAAGAATATCAAGGAAGTGCTCTGAACCCGCAAAACCAATCTCGGAAACTTTGAATCGGTTAGGGGACTGCCGAGTAAAAGATGTCATATCAAGATTGTACTCGTGATATGTTCCTTTGTGGTCTACATCAACAAAATATAAATTTCCCAACCAATCTACACAGGTCCAATTCAAAAACTTGCAAGTTTCTTCTAAAACCTCTTTTAATGTCATCGCCTTGTCGTCCTCGTCAAAGAAGTTTTGTTCGCTGATCGTTAACTCCTTTAATATGTTTGATTCTTTATTATAACTAGATTGATCTTTAGCGTACACATGAGGAATAAAGACGGAGGAATAACACCCGCGAGACTCAGATATGAACATTTTTAATAACTCCCAGATGCTTATAAAACTTCTAGTATCACTCCTACCCTGTTTATAATTGATATATTCTAGCGTACCCATTGCAGAAATACAGTCTATTTCTAGCTCGAATTTGGTAGATGTATAATCCTGCGTATAAAGTTCCGGTTTTACAAATCCCGTCCAAACGATTTCATTTTCACGTTTAAAATTCACCCTATACTGTTGATACCCGGTAGAATATAAACTTTGCAAATAATCACCACCCACAACACGAATCACCGCTTTTGAGAATCGAGTAGGAACATACAAGAAATCTTCGTCCTCAATCGAAACAGAGAAAGGAGAACTACCACTACCGACCAACTCAACAGAATCGCCCGTATAGTTTTCCTTTTGTATTTCAATCAAATAAGAAACTTCCTTTCGAGATTTGAAAGGAAGTGTGTATATTGTACCGTAGTTTACCATAGTCTTTTACCAGTTTTCTTGATGTGATTATGTAATGCTAAAAATATGCGATCTCCTTTTATTTCAACATCGCTATATAAGCGAATATCATCGTTTCCACTCGGTGCAATTTTCTGCGATAGCGAACCGTATAAACCTGAATTAAGCATACGAAACAGGTTACTTTGCTGCGATCCGTTCAATATCATTTCGCCGCTATTCAATAAAGCCGGAACCTTATCACCTGTAAACGATGTGCCCGGAACAATACCACCCGTTGCATACTTCGGCATACTTGACATAGCGGCAATAATAGCAGCAACACCCGCCAAACCTAGAGCAATACCGACAAAAGGGATTCCTGCGTGAGCTTTTAAAACCTCACCCCCTGCTGCCGACATATTCGCGATTGCACTTTTACGCGCCGTTTCCGCTTCTACCTCATTTGCACCCGCCATTTCAAGTATCTTCGGAATAGCTTGCCCGACAGTTGACAGGAAACTAACTCCCCATTGCAGGACGGAAGCCGTATTATCATCGAATAGACCCGACATACTCCCAACGACTCCACTAATATTTGCAAGCGATTCGGCATACTCTTGATTCAAGTCTATATCTTCTTTTTTAAAGAGTGGATCATGCTTAGGTAACTTAAAATCTTTTCCAGTCTTCCCATGTGTCGGAACTTTATCGTATGTAGGCTTTATAGGAATCGGCAAGGCGCCGTCTTTCATTTCGCCGTGAGCAATTTTGAACGCCTCCTGATCGACTACAAATTTGAGTTTGACCTTCTTTTGTTCTAGCTCGTTTATCGTTGCTTGAATCGTTGCACGCGCTTGCATGTCGGTTTCAGCAATAAGTTTCTTATTTAGATCAGAGATTTCGGAGTCATACCAAGCAATAGAACCCTCTTTAGGTTTTTCTTTAGGCGGATTTCCACCTGTACCAGATTGAGAGGCGCGATTTGCTGCTTTAGTCATACTAGATAAGTTTCGACCTGCCGCCTCTGCCGCCGCCGAGACATTGATCAAATTCTGTAACCATTCATCACTCTTCTTTACTAAAATCGCGTTATATTGTATTGCATCTTGATACTTTGCCAACATCGGGCTTATTGCCTCTCCTAAAGCTTTTGCGTCTGTAGTCGCAACTGTGTGTACATTCATCCCAGAACCAACAGTTTCGTAAGTTGTGAATTTGGCTTTCAAACGGTCGTATTCATCTACGAAGTCTTTGTACTGTTTTGCTAATTGTGCCTTTTGTTCATCACCTGCTGAAGATACGTCTAATTTCAGCACTTTATCTATGTCTATCCCCGAAACATCCACACCGTCAAGCCCTATAGCAGCCTTTACCATCGCCCGTACCGCATTATTACTCCTTCGTTTGTATTGACCGACTATTTCGTCTTGATCTTTCAGCGTCTTGTCTAATAGCTCCCTAGCTGCTTTCTTTTGTTCTTCTGTTGAATCCTTGTCTTTTAAGATAGTTATTTGCTCCTGTACTATTGCTTGGTTCTTTGCGTCGAAATAAGAAAATGACATTTTAGTATTTCCTAATTGATCCATCGCGTTGTATGCTTCCCGCGCTAACCGTATAGTTTCGGATAATCCGTTCATGAACGGTGTCCAGTCTCCACTACCGATAGAGTAAAAAAATTGATCCACACCACCTTTTAAGCCATCCATAGTACGGGCGTATTCATCCCCTAGCGTCTGACTGCTATTCATTACTTTATTGAACCCTTCCGAAGCAGTTACAGCAATACCGAGAACTCCGGCAAACTTCATAACTCCCGATACTGCAACGCCGGACATTTTAGCGATGTCGCTTTGAAACCCGTTTACATTCTTCTTCGACTTATTTAGATTCGCGTCAAAGTCATTTGTTTTAAGCAATAATCTTGTTACTATATCAGACATCTTTATTCGTGTTTAATTGTGATTCTAATGCTTTCGCTTTAGCTCTAAGCCGTTTCATATCCTCGTTAGTTACGCTAGTATCTTTCTTCTCTTCTTCATCCCACGGGAAGCGGAGTATGTCGGTTTGCTTTAGTGTCTTTGTGCTATTCGATTGTGCTATGATGTAGCCTAGCAATCTAGTTTGCTCCCATGACTCGCGATTGCGTCGATTCAATCCGTCTAGAAACGATTCGACCTCGATAAAGCTCATTTTATCGAGGAAGTAATCAGGAGCGATACCGCCCTCTCCGACAACACGCGAATAGAGTTCGCGGATACTTACTGCTTTTTCTTCCGCGTCGTCACCTTCTTTTTTTTTACGTCATTTCCTGCCGATTGCGAACGTAGTTTGATCTCATCCAAAAGAAGTGTTTTAAACTGATTGAATAATGTCAGATCGCTTTCGCACGAATCTATAAACTCGTCAAATTCCATTGTGAACGATTCGTTATTTGCAAGTAGGAACGAATAAAACAAAAGAAATTCGTCTATCATTTTACCGAATTGGAACGGATAGCCGGATAGATTTTCAAAGATGAAAAACGCCCGAAGCGAATATTTTAATGTAAATTCTTTCCCGTTAATTGATATTGTTTTCATTGATAGTGATTTTAGAGCGGCAAAGCGCCGCTCATGATTATTTACTAGCGGGCGCGGAAGTTGCTTTTTTAATCGGTCCCGTACCTTCGAAAGAAATCGAGAAAGTCGCCTTATCTCCGTCTGGCGCATTTGCTTCTAGTGAAGTAATAACAGCCTTTCCAGTATAGGAACCGGGCGAAAGCGTCCAACCATCAGCAGGCATTTCGTTTACGTCTGCATTAGCTATAATGCCAAAATTCAACGTTACAGGTTTATGCGCAATAAACAAGGCAAACAACTTGTCATAACTATTCGCGTCAGCATCGGCGCTAAACACGTTATCACTCGAAGCGTTCCAAGACAGCTTCTTAATATCCTTTTCCGTCCAAATACCGGAGTCCTTACTTTGCGTGTCGATAGTTTCAGCCGACAAACCTAATTTACAGGAAGTTGCTAAAGCTAGAGCCTTAGTTTCTACAAATAACATTAGGTCTTTTCCTAATACTGCTTTTGCTTTACTCATAATTTTAATCGTGTTTTATTAGTTACTCATTCTGTTTTAAAAGAAAATACGAGGCATTGAATAAAAGTATCTTCAATAAAATCTTCGTCCGCACTCATTAACTTTGCGTCGATCACATCGAAACTGTCGTAGCTTCCTCGCTTGTTCTCTAATGCCTTGCGCACTTCCTCCGCGATAGTAATAGAGTTCAGATAATTGTCGCTAGCTACAACGATCTCAACCGAAACAGCATCCCCGGTCCCGTAACGATCTTTTGTATACTCCGGTACTAGAGAACTACGCTTGTAGATTACGAACGGAAAAGATGTTTCCGTTTTGGTTGAGATCGCATAGATTTTATCAGTAACCAACTTTGCCAACTCCGTAGAATTGCTTAGTTTCTTATATACGTGTGCGCCTATTGATAAACTCATTTCTTTTTATTTGCTACTTTCATTATAGAATCAATTATATTTTGCTCTAGTGAGTCCTCCGCTTCTTTCTGCTTCGATTTGACCGCATTAGAAAAGAAGTGAGAAGCATTTATACTACCCCTATTCGCTCCTTTTTTGGTAGCTCGTTCTTTGGTTCCTGATTCAAACCATTTCAGCATATAGGCGCGTGATCCCTTTTTGCGTCGGTCGATCAGGTCAACCCGTGCGCCGGAAGCATTGCGATAAACTGCTACGTTTATTTCATTCTTTAACGGTTTGAATGTCGAACCATTTTTTGTACTCGAAAACTCCGCGTCTGTAACAGCAGAAACTAAATTTTCCTGCGCCTGTTTGCGAATGATGAGAATAGACCTTCTTAATGCTGATTTAATCGCTTTCTTTCCTTCATCATCATTCAAGCGGTCCAACAACTCGTTTACCTTTTTTGTATCTACCTCGACGCGATACAAATTCCGCCCAGTATAGTTTTCATTACTCATTGATTACCTCCGCTTCTATGACCGTTGCCTGCTGCTTCCGATCGTGATTGATAGATAGAATCTTATATTTCTGCCCGTCGTATTCGATCCGCATTTTAGCGTTGACCTCTTTACAAATGCGAATCATTATCGTGTTTACGGTCGTATTATAGATTTCGCCGTTAGCCTCTTTTCGTGCACCAGACTTAAAACGGATATACGCACGCTTATCGAATACTTTCACCCAACTTTCAGACGTACCGCCGAGGCTATCCCGGATTGATTCACTACGATAAAAGCCGATCATTTCGTTTAATAATCCCGCTTGCATTATGTGTATCGCTTTAAAGGTTGCAGTAATAGTTCTACGTGTCCCGGTATTACTTGCGGTGTGGCAAATGTAACCGATTCACGATTAGCATAATAGTTCGCAATAAGTATGCGGATTGCGTGCCAAATACGACGATCAATTTTCCCCTCCTTTGCAAAACCTTCCAACGGAGCGTTTAAATACGCCTCTATTGCAAGTTGAACGGGTTCAATAAGTTCGGTTATATATGTATCGTCCGTATCAAAATCGACATTTAAATGCTGTTTGAGTTCTTCGAGTGTTACGTATTGTGGCATAATTATAAGTATGAAAAAAGGCTAAGGCTATGAAGCCAAAGCCTTTTCGTTTTTAAGTAGTTAGTAGTGTGTTATGCTTTTGCAGCTTTTGCAACCGCTTTCTTCTTCGCGATTGCGAATGCCTCTGGGCGAGCTACAACAATATCATACTTTGAGTTTAGCGTAAACTTCGTTTCGTTAGTGTCTGCTAGAGTCACATCGTCAATAGTCATTCGAATTTTTCCCCATTGACCGATACCAACGTTCGAAAAGACACCGAAGCCGAGTTCATCCGCACCCATGTAATTAGTCATGTACACCGGATAACCATTCATCATCCCGTCTTTAAGAACCATTTCGGGAGAACCTTTTTCAATACGTGTAGTTTTTAATTTACCGCACATTTTCGGACTGCAAATATATGCTGCCGTTCCGTCAGTAACATCTACGTTTTCATCCATTACTGCGGTTTCTAGCGCTACAACGTCCTCGAATGTGGGAGCAACTTCATACTCCACTGTTGGAGAATCTTTCACAAACACACCTTTTGAGGCAAGTCCCTGCTTTTCTCCGGCAAACATAATCTTATTCAATGTACGAGCAGTTGACAAAGACAATTGTTTAACGGTGACATCAAACAAAGCATCGTTTGTCTGATCAATTGCGTCGTTAGACAATGGGATAGAAATACCCAAACGCCACGGATGCGCCTTTAAATTACCAATATCCAGTTTTGTCGGATTTATTTTGGTGTTCTCGCCTTCAATTGTAGCTTCTACAGCCGCCAATGTCGGAAACATCAATTCGCCAATCAAACCGTATTGCATCTTAATACCCAACTTATTAACAATAAGCCCCTTTTCAAGCGGTTCGATAATATCACCGATTGTTGTCGGGATCATCGGAGCGGCATCGGTTGAACTTGTTCTTACAGGATCACCCTCCGCACGCATAGAGAAATTAAGCCCCTTTGCATCAGCAAAATTCCCGTATTCTTCCAAAGAACGATGATTGCAAACGTCATATAAAGCCTTTGCAAAGATAGCTCTTTTGTTTTCCGGCAAAATTGCAGATTTGCTACTTTCCAGACTTCTAAGAGTCTCGTCGATGACGATCTGATTTTTGCGAGTCATTAACTCGTTGAATTTAGTCTGCTCTTCGTCTGTCAAACTTCTTTTTTCTGTTTTTGCTTGTGATAACAGATTTCTCATTTGCTCTTTAAGCAGAGCTACTTCTTCTAGTTTTGTCATGTCAAATAAATTTTTCTAAGTTTTCTATTTCGGATAAATAATCACTATTTGTATCACCATTAAGAAGCTGTTCTATATTTTCAAGGCTTCTAACTGTTACATCTGTACCAAAAAAGGCAGGGTCTGAAACAGGGGAAATATCAGATATATAATCAATCTTGTGCACTGTACGCAACAGCATCCCATCTTTCATCGTATATGAAACTTTACTTTTATCCTTATCATCAGTATAATAAGCGAAAGACGATCCGAATATGTCTCCCCGTTTTATCATTTCATAAGCAAAATTCCCGTCGCTAGTACATGGAGCCTCGAATCGGTATTTCAAGCCATATTCATCAAAATTTAATTCGAGTGATCCGGAACCGTAACGGCATCTAGCCAAAAGCCTACGTTTATCGTGTTCTAGTACCGCCTTTATATCGCATCGGGTTATAAGTTCTTCGGTTGCTGCACCATGTTCGATAACCTCAATAAAAAAGCGTTTCCTTTCCTCGTCATACATCACACGACTTTCTTTCCCAAAAACAACAGCGTACCCCTCAATAATTCTACCCTCCGATAATTTGGGTGCGCCTAGCTCTGTAAAACTCCTTATTTCCATTGCTTTTTACTCTATGTTTTTTCGTTTGTTTTTGGTAGCTCATCTTTTTCGCTACTAATCTCACCTTTAATCTTAGGAGAGTCAATCGGAGCAACATTACAGGACATAAACGCAATGTCACCGCCATTTATAGGCGCTTTATCTTCACGGCATACACGCCATTCGTTCACCGTTGACACGCCGTATTGTATCTCCTTCTCCATACAAGCCGTTTGTGTGGCTATATCTGTTTTATACAAGGCTTTACGATCAAATTCTATTTTATAAATACCAGAGACAGTTCTAGGTATCAACTTTGCATTAAATTCAGCCTCAATACGACACAATATAGGATCGAGCGTGTCAGACAAGAAAGCAACTTGACTCATTTCAGAAGCCTTGTAATTAGTAGATTGTCCGGCAAACACCTTGTCTGGATGAACACCATAAAAACGGCAAATATCGAATACGGAAAACTTTTTAGTTTCTAGTAGCTGAGCGTCAGCCGGAGTTATTGAAAGTTGTGTAAAAGTCATGTCCTCGCTCACGGAAGTTATATCCCTCCCGTTATTAAAGTCTTTTTCCACTCGGTCCGCTACGTCGGAAGTCTGTTTATCGCCAACAGAAGAAAGTCCCTTTCCCCCACCTTTGACACCAGAAATAATACCTTTAATCTTACTCCCATTCTGAAAAGTACGCAAACTCTGATTATCAGCACTAGCAGAAACCGAAAGAACCGTGCTTGCATACGTGATCGTGCTAACACCTGTATACCCACCATCGAGACTCTTATTTTTCAGATGGATAATACTTTCAGCCGGATAAGTACCGTATATCCTATTTATTACATCACAAATAGTATATTCGTCTCTGTATATATCGTATGTAACAGAGTTATTTGAGCAAAGTATTAATTCTGCCGTATCTCCGAACATTCTCTTGATAAAGATATATGAATTACCACGATTAACCATTTGAATAATCGCATTACATATTAAGTCGTAACTGTTCATGCGCTTATTCGGTTTTTTAGTCAGCAGATAATGCAACTCGTTTTCGGCATCTACCTTGTAGTTTCCGGCATCTTCTTTACGTTTGATGTATAGCGGCAGAGAAGCAATAGTACCAGAAAGAATATCGGTACATCTAAACGCAGTCGATAACCGCATAGCCTGTTCGGGAGACTTTACCGAAACAGGTTGTTCCCTAGCTGTTTTATCTCTAACTTCTACTATTTTTTCCTCTTCGGACGGTAGAGATCGTTTTTCCTCTCTGTTGCGTCCTATTCTTAAATTAAGTTCAAATGCCATAGTCTTATCGTGTTACTCGGTGTAATTATTGAATAAATGAAATGTCATTAGGTTTGTTATCGTCGAATCAATTTTTGCGTTATGCGTTTTCTTGACTGGCTTTTTATTCATATTCCTATCTTCGTCTAGCACTGCGTTTGAGAAGCAGTACGGCGTAATAGGGTTCGGATCGAATGTGAGTTTATTTCTATATAAGGCAAGTTCAAACGATTCTATCGGACTCGTAAACGTCCCGTATGTCTGTTTGACAGGCTTAATATATTCGCTTGCACTACCGACCGAATAAGAAAGTAGATTCACAAATTCAGCCGATTTATAAGGGTCATAACCAATACCCATAATTTGTAAATACTTCGCCCGAGATAATATATCGTTTACTATTTGCTGATAGTCGATAATGTCACCGTCGCAAAGAATCAAATACCCTGCTTTCGCCCACCCTTCGTAGAGTTCCCGATTTGGATGATCCTTTAAAGCTCCTTTCGGAAAATAGTAATCCGTATACGAATGAAAAGAACCGTTTTCTTTCGAATAGATATTATAAGTAACCGAAGAAAAGTCGTCTCGAACGGATAAATCAACCGCCGCCATCGTAAGCGGATAAGTACCGATATTCTCTATACTAATACCTTTGAATCGTTCTTCGATCTGCTTCGCCCCGATCCATTTCGTTGTCGAATCAACTGCAAACACATTAAGTAACTTTGTTCGAAACTCTAGCGCGTCCGGTGCGCTATATAAAGCCTTCTGGTATGCGTCGATATAGAAATCTTCATAAACAGTTATACCCATGTGTGGTTGCACTTTACGCCACGTTGCCGGATCGCCTTCCTCGTCGTCTACGTCTGGCTCAAAGATGTGTGCAAATATGGAATCATTTTCAATCTCACCTCGTAGGATCGATTTATACATTTTGAGCATTTCGACGAATGGAGCCGTTTCTTTATCGGATGCGGTCGTAATTACTACGGTTAAAGGGTTGAGCCGTGCGCCCATTGAGGAAGTTAATACATTCTTCAATGCGGCGCTATCGGCTTGTGAATACTCGTCTACTATTACCATGCTTGCGTTAAGTCCGTCTAATTTATCCGGGTTAGAGGCAAGGCAACGGGCAAAAGAGGTTTTTCCCTTTATGCGGTTATATATGATTTCTCGATTAATTTTGAAGTGCCTAAACTTCGGATCGAGAGACTTTAAAATATTACGTATTTCATCAAAACAAACTTTCGCCTGATTATATGAGTTTGCAGCAACGTATGTTTGTGCGTTCGCATCACCGAACAACAAATCGTTAATCGAAAGACTCGCTACACTTGTTGTCTTACTGAATTTACGCGGAACGAATAAAAGAGCTTCACGAATCAAACGTTTGTTTGTGTCGGGCTTGTAAAACGCTAGAATGTTAGAGAACTGGAACACCTGTATCGGAGTCAATTTGTATCTAGTCTTTCCCTTTGTACCGGAAAACTTCAAACGCTCGTAGAACGTGACGAACTTCTTTACTTCCTTGATCCGAAATTCGTATTTATCAAGAAAAACAAAGAAGCGGTGAACGGCTAGCAACTCGTAAAGATTGTGCGCGTCCGGATTGTTAATACAACCTTTGATATACACATTTAGTCTTTCGTCTGCCCTATCTAGCTTATACGAATCAACGTCGATGTTATGCAAGTCGGAGATAACCGACTGCTTTAACGCTATCAGTTCATCTCTATTCTCCTTGTTCATCGCGATCTATTTTGTTTACTTCGTTAATCAAGTCGTTTACTTCGTCATCGTCAGATGCAGAAAGCGTTTGAAAGGTCAAACCAAGTTCGCGTAATTGTTTGCGCGTTGCTTCGAGTGCATCGAATAAAACTTTGAAAGCAGGATGCGCCGTAAGTTTATCATTGTTTTCGCGGGACACTTCTTTCACGTATGACTTCATACGCTTCTTTGAAATATCGTTTAATGCAATTTGAAACGCCATGTATGAACCTGCGCAAAGAGTTATACAGAGCTCTAAATCTTCCGTATATGTTCCCTGCGACTCCATCGCGGCGCGAATCTTTTCTTTTATGTCGTCCAAATCACACATTTTTTATAGGCTTTTTGCATATAGGAAAAGATTGCAAGTATTTGGTAGCTCGGAAGATGCGCGCAAAAAGCTTACCCCCAACGCGCACCCCCTCGTTTCAAAAATTACTCGCGCGTGTAAATATGAGGTGAGGTGGGTTTAGTGTATTGCGTTAAAAAATAAAAAAACGCCCCCTGTTTTCAAATTAAAGAGGTAAACATTTCGTACCAATTAAAAAAATGCTTTACCTTTACAAAAAAAATGTCATTTTCAGAAGATATAAAAAAGCCTTTTAATATAATAACATTAACAATTGCTATTATTAGCATAGGACTAACCATTTACTTTTATGTAGAAGGCATAAAGGAAAAAAGTATTTGTTACAAGATAGAACATAATCCTTCTCTCATATTTGACAATGAAAAAATTTCTCCTAATATAAGAGTTCTTGAAAAAGACTCAATTATCATTGCAGAAAACATATATATGATAAAGGGAATGATATGGAATGATGGCGACTTACCCATAGAAGATAAAGACATAAAAAGGAAAATTGTAATAAGATTAGAAAACATAAATAGAATTATCGATTTTAAAATTGAAAAGCAAACAGACAAAGAAAATAAAAACTTTCAAATAAACAAAATAGACAGTATATCCCTGAATTTATCATGGGAATATTTTGAGCCACAAGATGGATTAACATTTCAAATTATATACATCGGAAATCCACAACCATTATTTAAAGTAGAAGGGAAAATTATTGGAATAAAAGACATTAAGGAAAATAATGCATCAGATGATAATGGCATTTCTCTTTTAGAGCTTATAGTAATCGTACTATTTGCATCTATCCTTACAAGTTTTATAGAAAAGATAACATCAAAGGTTATTGAGAAATGTTATTCTCTCAAAATAGCGGAAAATGTACCTATAAATATTAGGGAATTTCTAAGCAAAATTGATACTATCTCTAGTAAATATAATACAATTTTAAAGGTAATAATATCAATAATATTAGTCATATTGTTAATAACGCTCATATTGCTTAAAAACTCCCCACCTAATGAATTATTGTAGTTAAAATAGTTTTAAAAACTTATCTACAAACCGTTCCGTAGCTCGTTTATTATTCGCCTGAACCGCCTCTTTCGAATGACTGAAAGCACGTCGATGCGCATCAGAGTGGCACGAATGGCATAGGCTTTGCAGATTGTTATAATCAAACATTAGTTGTCTCATTCCGAGTTCATGCGACACGGACTCAACCGGGACGGTGTGATGTACTTCGGTTGCAAGTGTACTGCGATTGTTCGCTTCGCACACTTCACAAACCGGATTGCTTTGTAGCTTCTTAGCTCGAAGTAACTTCCACTTGTTGGAGTTAATCATCTTAATGTAATGCGGGTTTCTACTCATTGTCCGTCATAATTAAAAAGAATCTTATCACATTGATAACAATCGTGCAACTCCTTTCGTGTTGCCTCGATGTCGTCCGTTTCTATCTCAACTAAATGCGTCTTGGACACATCGCCCGATTTGCATTGAATACGCCTGATTATATACATAACGTTTCGATCCGGTCTAATCCGTTAATAAGTAATCTAATCCGTGCACAATTCCCGTCGCATCGAGTCGACTGCGTTTCCTGTTTGTGTATCCGGCTTGCACAACCTTTGCAGTTCTTAGACGGACACATTTGTTTATACACTTCGATAGCTTGCCGCCTCGTTTCGTCTCTCTGCATCCGAGCCGCTTCGATAGCGATTTTTCGGATTAAGCCACGTGAGCGGATACGCTCGTGTGTGGCTTGTTCGATGTACTGTTTTACTTTACTCATTTTACCGTGTTATTTTTAGGTTTGTAATTCCATCCGTTTAACTCGTAGACTTTCCGTTTCGCCTCTTCCTGCGTTGCCGCATCATCTACCTTTGTGTCTCCGTCTGGATCGCGACGATAGATATTGAAGTGATGGAAGCGAGGGGAATAATAATACTTTGATTTATTTTGTGTTTGATTCATTCTTTATAGAATTTACAAAGCCCGAAAAGGCTATTTATTGTTATTTCTTTTATTTCTTAGATAAATTAATTACATTTGAATCGTCGTATAACCTATTTTTATTTTATACTTATGGAACAGTCTTTATTTGGTTTTATTCTTTATCAATGTGATCCTAGAACTTTCACAACGATTATGACTGACTCTGTTTACTTTTTGCTGACCAAAGATGAAGCTTTTAGAAAATACAAAGAATTAACATCGAAATTGGAAAAAGGTCAGTTTATAGTAATCAAACGAGTCTAAGTATATACAATTCTTAAAATTTTGGCTATACACGAAATGCTCAATCGTCGTATAGTTAATCTAATATTGCCATAATTCTATCGTTTATTAATTCTACACAAACATTCTAGGCTGCATCCGAGACAAAATGATTTTATTCGCATCAGCATAGAAATTCTTCTTTATCTCAAATCCGTATGCTTTTCGCCCGCATTGAGCGGCTGCAAGTAATGTTGTCCCACTTCCGGCACATGGGTCTATTACAACATCTCCGTTATCGGTAAAAAGCTCTATTAATCGCTCAAGCAACGGCACTGATTTTTGTGTCGGATGAATTCGCGGTGTATCTGTATCTCTAGGATAATCAAAACAATTAAAGACCATACGACCGCCATTGTTAAACTTTGGAAGTTTTTCCCGGTACAAAAGCACACCATATTCACAATTACCAACGACCTTCATATTAGCCTTTAAAACTTGTGCTGAAAAGTTCTTTCTAAATACGAGGTTTATATAATTGCTAAGTCCGTATTCCTTCGCTTTCTGGATAAGTTCGAATTGTTGTTCAAATTCGCAAAAGACAATCATACAGGGCGATTTTCCTTTTTCTTTCGGCTCTTTAACGAGCATCTTGCTACAAAAGTGAAGAAATTCAGTAATTCGAAAATCCTTATCGGTATCGAAAAACTCTTTTCCGGCTAATTCGCTTTCTCCGTTAGAATTGTCTCCGTCGATATACCACGATGGATTAGAGCCGTATGCATTCTTCCCGATGTTATAGGGAATATCCGCAATGATTAGTTGTGCTTTCGGAATACCGTATGTTTTATAGTTCTGGAAATGGTCGTTAAATAGTTCTACGTCTTTCATTGAAGTGATAATATTAATCGTTAATAAATTCGTCCTCGTTCTCTATTACTTCGCTTTTTACAGGCTTCTTCACCGGAACGCGAATTGCCTTTTCTGTAAATTTGCTCGATAGATATTGTTTCGCTCGCTCCCAATCCGCAAAGTGTAAATTCGGATCAGTATAGAGCGAGATAATCGTAGAGTTTAATTTGTCGAGTGCTCCGAAAGCGCTTGAATTTATCGTACCGTCTAAGGGTGAGAACTTGGCAACTAAGCCGTTATAATTCTCTGAAACAAATCGGTCGATATACTTCCGATTCCGTTCATTTGCTTCGGTCCGCTCTGCGGGAACGTCGTGCAAATAGTTTGTGTTTGATAGTTTTCTAATCATATTAAAATCCTTCTAATCGTTTTTGTCCGTGCATTTCGTCCACCTTGTACTGTGGTAGTTTCCGTTTTGGTTTTACATACTCGAAATGTCGTTCTGCTTCTGATAGATCATAGAACATTTCTTTGATTTCGTCCGGTAATACTTCTTCTTCGTCATCATCGGGCATCGGATCAGCAACCCGGAGAAAGCAGCCTAAAATGTACTGCATGATTTCGTATGTACTCTTGAAATGGTAGTCGGTTTTGATCTTGTCTAGTCGCCGCCATTGGTCCAGATCGACGCGAACCGGAATTTTCTTGAAATAGACGAATTTCTTTTTTCTTCTTCGCATAGTTTCATTGTTTTAATTATCTTCTACTAGCTCCGTTCAAGTCCAAAACGTTGAACATCTCGTTTATTCGGTCCGCGATATACGCGCCGTAAATAGTCTGTATTTCCTTGATCGTTAAATTTGTCGTTACATGGGTTATCGCTTCATGTCTCAACTCGTACCGACATTGGAAAATATACTGCATCACGTTCAACTCAGTGCCGAAATACTTCGCCGGGGTTGGTTCTCGTCCTAGTTCATCGAAACAAATCATTCGCGGCGCACCGTTGTTGTACGTGTACAACTCTAGCGCATCCTTTCCACGCATTGAAAAGCTATTCGCAATGAAGGAAGCCGAGTCTATCCTAAAACCGCCGACTGGATAACCGCCCTTCGCTTTGCCACGTGTGAAATACCAGTATCGGTTTAAAATCTGCATGATAGTACTTTTCCCGGTCCCAATATCACCCCTCAACAATAGCCCTTTGTTTGTATCTAATTTACCACGTCCTTCTGTATACAAAAAGAGTTGATTCATTAGGTTCTTATTGGAGTCGTCAATCTTAAAATCGGGACAAACGTACTTACAACACGCTTTAAACCATTCCGGGCGTTTCCCTATTTCTATCGGCTCATCATAATACGGTAGTCCGTATGATAGTATCGCCGCTATCGGTAGAGTTTGTTTGCTTCTTGTTTCCATATTCATTTTTATTGTTTTTCAGTTCAAAGAATCCCGCCCAATTATTTGCAATCGCTTCATTTATGATTTGAGATGCAATCGCCGGATTATCTTTGCTCAATTTAACTAATTTGCTGTAACACGCTTTAAGCGACTTTTCCGATTTGTAATTTTCCCGTCTGTCTTTTTTGTATTCAAGCCAAAGAATAAACGTCTCTAAAAACTCGTTAGATATAAAATCAAAATCTCCATGAGAGACTTTAGAGAGTATATTTTCGTTTGGTTTCTGTTTTAGTTTATTATAGTCCGTACTATTGGTAGTACTATTGGTTGTCTTATCTCCCCTCTTATCGGTTGGTTTATCGGGCGTATTATCTACCGTATTATTTACGGTAGTCATTACGGTAGTTTTAAACTCCTTCACAAAAGAATAGGAACTAACAACACGTCTACTTTTACCAGATTTATAATAAATCAATCCTGCGTTTATCAAAGACTCGCGAGCTTTTACAAGTGTTCTCTCGTTCACGTTAAGCGCAAAACAAAGTTCAATGTTCGAGCAATCGAAAACGTCCCTCCAATCTTCGCCATTACAAATAGCCACTAATTCGTAAAATAGGGCTTGTTCGGTGGCGGTAAATCTGAAACGTCGTCTCGCTTTTCTCATCTTCTCAGTTAGCGTATATCCGTCTATATTCATCACACTTATAAAGTCTATCGCGCTACATAATAACTACAAATCCTTATCCCTATGGACCGCCCCACTTTAAGGACGGAGCAATAACAAATAAAATTCTTCTCTTCTCCGCCATTCCGACACGTCCGGCAATCGCTTTTTTGTACCTGTGTTGTTTTCTTCGCCATTTTATACCTCCTTTATTCTGATTCCATGAACGTAAAGCATGAGCTTCCGTTTGATTATATACTCCTTTGTTCGAACTCCTTTCGTATCCTCAACGACATACTCGCCATCTCGATAATAAACGAAGTCCGCGATATAGTAAACGCCTCGTTCTAGAAGTTCCTTTTTACGCAGCATCTTCCGCACTCCCTGCACTTCATAGAAACGATATTGAGGC